TTCATTAGCAGTATCACCTGTTCTATCATCGTTTATATTTATAAAAGGAAAACCTTGTGTTCCTGTTGCTGAAGTTTGACTTAATAGTATTCTTTCATCAGAAGCATTGTTTACAATGTCAAAAGCAGCATTAAAAGTAGATTTCCCATCAACTTCAAAAGAATTCGTAACATATAAATCTGTAAGAATCGATTCACCTGTTACAGCAAAATCTCTACCGACAGTTAAGACATCAGTAGAGCCAAGATATTGTAATACATTTACAAGAGAGCCGTTAGAAGAAATACTCTTAGTCCACTTACCATCTTCTGTCCCTGCTGTTTCATCTTCTATCTCCCATAGCTCATACCCATAATCATATTCTGCTGGAGTGCTATTCTGCGAACGATAAAATATTTCAACTATATCCGCACCATCAGTAAGATCTGTATGGTCGTGATTATAAATTACACGAGGTGCACCATTTTGACTACCAAAAGTAGACCTTATTTGAAATGTAGGATAATAATTAGTATCTATATCAAAGTCAAATTCAGGCGAGGCATTTCTACCAACTAACATATCAGTAGTTACTACAAAATCTATGCCTGATGTAGAAGCAAAAGTTAATCTATTATTATCACTATCTTGAGTAAAAGCTGAGGTTTCACCTAAATTATCATTATAAAATGTAATAACTGGGTCATTATCAAGCCCCAGTAAAAATAAACCATTTTTAATACCAAATACAGGAGAAGATAATACTCCATATAACGAATGTCCCTCAAGCAGAGGGATGTAGAAATTAGGTGCAATAGAAGGTTCCCAAAAGTATGCTCTTATAAAATCTGTCGCTGTATTACCAAAGACAAATTCTTCAGTAGTTTGTGAGGTGGGATTTACTATGAGAGAATTATTGACAATAACATCATCGAATGTAGATTCCCCACCACTTGTAATAGCAGCACAAGTAAGTGTACCTGTACCTATATTCAGATTAGAATTATCAACTATAGGATATATTGTAGTATCTATAGTCTTCCAAATATTACGAACATCATCAACACGAATAGGCATTAGTCAGTTACCAATTTACCACATTTATCACAACGTTCGTGGTATACATCTTTATAAACAATCCTATCGACTTCAACAGTCTTATACACAACCTTCGGTACTGTTATAACCTTCTCTACAAGTTTATATGTTATCAACTCTTTAACAACCTCTTTAACAACCAATTTCTCAGTCACTCTGGGAACCTCAACAATAGTCTCCACCTGTTTAACAACTGGTTCAATAATCTCTTTCTTAACATACGAAGGTATCTCTATCTCTTTCTTAATGTAGACTGGTACTTCAACATTAACCTTCTCCTCAATAATCTTAGCATGCTTTACTTCTACAATCTTTTCTTCCACTATTGCATTCGTAACAGTAATCTCTTTAACAACTAGTTTGGGAACTTCTATAATTTTCTCTACAAACTTGGGTTTCTGTATCTCTACAACTTTTGTCTGCAGTTGTATTTCATGTATGACGAGAGGTGTTTTAAGAATCTCTGTTACTACACCACTCTTACCTTCACTCTTACCTGCTCCAGCCTTCTGCATTACGCACCTCCACTCTTAGTCGTCAATCTTTCTAAAGTAGTATACACCGTCAATGCTACTTCTGCCACATTTGTATACGTTAAACGAAAAGTATCTCCTGCTAACATCAACTCCAATGATGGAAAGTCAAACTGCCAAGCAGAAAATGCACCTATATTATACACAGTATCTGCAATCAATGCAGCAACACTACCATCAGCATTGATGTGTTGTAGTGTGAAGTAATCACCAGCACCATATTTATCTGGCACTACAATAATTCCATTAGCTGCACATGCTTTAGCAGCCATAACCATATCATTAAGGACGTAATCACCTGCTCCTGCACCTACAGTCAGTTTATGTCCTTTGTAAAATGCACCACCAACCATCGACCTCTTTCCTATTGCCATACTTCTACCTACCTTCCTTGTTTAGTAAATTCAATTATTGAAATTACCGACCTCTACCTGTAAAAGGATTAGTCCACCAATCTCCAACCAACATAGGAGCTGATGCACCAAACCCACGCATAATCGGTACCCAATCTTCTCCACTATGGTCACCTGCAAGTGAAGCATCATATAAAGGCGGAACTAACTCTCCCCCCCAATATGCAGCATCTTCTACCTCTCTCAATGACCAAAAACCAAAAGTTGTTGCCATAGCTGTAATCAACGCATCCTTCCTCAAGAGTGCACTCTCATCTGCATCTGCAGAGAGGTCTATTGGATATCTAGCCAACCTTATGTATATAGAATACACAGCATCTGGGATAGGAAACAATTCAAACTCAGAACCATAATCTACATAATACTGTGGTATACCTGTACTATGTGCATCTGTATCAGGTACAACAGTATCAAAACTCCTTGCAGGCACATATATCAATTTTTTAGAATTAGTATCATCTTGTGCTGTGGCAGTATACAAATCCTTCATACGAGTAGGCCAAGCAAGACTGTTATCATCTGCCACCGTCACAGAATCAGTATCTCTAACTTTCATCTCTTCATAGGTGTGAAGGTCAGCAAGATACTGCTGTGCCCAATTGACCCACCTTGTAATACGTGCGTCAGACACACCATTAGTATCTCTCTTTATATTGTTACGTACTTCATCTATGAAATCCGACAATGCCATAGCCATAACTACACCCCTTAAATTGTGCCTATATCAGAAGCATCATAAATCAATGACCAAGCTGTACTACCATCTGTATTTATATACACATCATTATCAACATCATTACCAGGATACTCCATAAATATAAAAGTACCTATTGGTGCTTCAACAACTGTGTCAGGACTAACTGCTGTATCTGACCGTTTTAGAACATTGCGGAAAGGGTCTTGCCTTCCACCAAAAATCGTGTTAGTAATTTGAGATCTATATCCCATTGTTGTATCCTCCTAAAGTTAAAAGTGTAGTGGGGAGATATCACTACCTCCCCACCTTTTACTATTTTACCGGAGCCTTCGGTGCATCTTGCTCTCTGTCTTGCCCTCTGTCTTTCTTACACTGCTCCAAATACTCTTTCTTAGTAATCGTTTTCTCAGCCATCTTCTTATTCCTCCTAGTTAGATATCTGTAGATAGATAAGCGGAGTACCTTGAGTTTCAGCTCCACCCGCAACACGAGTGATAACGTAACCAATGTACTGTGCACCTAATCCATTAATAGCTGTTGAAACGTCAGCATCTTGAACACTTCCGTCATACCTTGCATACACTGCATTATTATATACAACACTACCAACAGCAGATTGCGGTGCAGTCCAACTCGGACCCCAAGTTTGTAACCAAACATAAGGAAGAGTTGTAGTTGCCGGTGCCATAGGAACACCTATCATAGCACGTCCACCATTACTAGCACCAGTACGAACATCACTGTAGAAATTACCAGTAATTTCCGTATACGCTGATGTTGATGCTGCATATGGCAATGGATTATCAATCGTCAAGGTACAAGTACCTCCACCAGATGCCACAGCATTGTTATCTACAATCTGAAATGTATAGTCAGTGCCAGACGTACCAGCATTCAACCTGAAGATTGTCACATACCCACCTTCTAATTCATGAGCTGCAACAGCTCCATCACCAGCTACACCTTCACCAGAACCAATAGTCGCATACACCGTAGTTTGGCCTACTGCAGTTGCAGTTGGAACAGCTGCCCAACCACTCACACCATAATCATTATACCACGCTAATGAGCTAGTTGTTATAGTAGCCCCTGCCTTCGCATACTTAAATACACGGTCACCTCTTATTAACTTCGTCCCCAAGCGATATGCTTGAGTAGCACTTGCAGTATACAAATCTTGAGCATTCGCAAGTACCCCAAATCCACTTCCACCTAATACTTTACTCATCACACTCTCCTTTTTATCCCACTAACCATGGGCCCCCCTCATGAAGGGGGAGATTGTTAGTGAGTGACTTAACCACTCACCACATACATTATCTCCGTTAAGTGAAGCTGCTGAACTATTCAGCGATAGTATGAATAACTCCTAATTTCTTACAGTTAGAAGCTACCAAATTACCAACTGTCATACTATGTGCAATTACATCTCTCGGCTGGTTAACAATCGGTAGCCACTCACCCAAGTTGAAATTCTCAACTGGGTCTGCTACCCATTCTAGCACAGAGGTATTCAAGAAATACATCTTACCATCTGGGCAAGACGGTGACCAAGTCATTGGACGACCTTTAAATGCTAAGTCTCCAAAACCTAAATCAGCCATCTTCTTATCACCCATAATGATACGGGATACTTCTAACACTTCATTGTCATACATCTCATACACATCTTGTGCACAAACGACAATGTCCGGGAACCTCGTCACACCTTGCCCCAATTTTCCGCAATCGTTGAACATAGTGTTCATACGTTTACGTAGAAAGATTGAAGCTGATTCGCCGCTCATACTCTTATACTGATTTCTCCACCAATCATACGTAGCACGGTCAATGTTTCCAATCGTGCCAGTGGTAGGTAAGTCAGCAACTATATTCGCAAGACCATTAATCGCTCTGCCTGCATCACCAGTACCATCTTCAAACAAAGAGGTCTCCAGCAAGTCAATCAAGCTATCCTGAAGTGTATCAATATCAGAATTAACTTTATTCTTCAACTGTGCTTTACCTCTATTCATTTGAAAATCTACGAAGTATCGTATAATATGACCTGTTAAATACTTCCAATTGTAATGAACAACAGTTAGTGGGTCTGTATCTTCAATCTCTACAGTTCCACCACGACCAATAAACTTACACGTTTCATTCTTTCCGTAACGCAACGGTATTTCAATAGAACGCCCACCAGTCTGAGTACTTCTCTTACCATTCTTTGATAAAAGATACCAGAAAGGAGTAGCGTTGAACACCTGGTCTACAATCTCTTTCAACCTTAAATACCAGGTTGTAGTGTACATTGTATTCAGTTGCTCTGTTAATGTATTCGCCATTTTGGCTCCTTATTCTTTAGTTCCGAATGCCTTTGTGTATGCTAGGTCAACAGCTGTAGTTTTATCTACCTGCTTTCCCTGCGATACCGAACCCGGCAAACCTGGTCTCTCCGTTGCTGCCTTCGCATCTTTATCAGCTTTGGCCTTAGCTTCTGCTGCTTTCGCATCCATGTCAGCTTTAGACGTTAACAAAAATTGTTTATAGCACTTTTCAGCATTCCAGCCAGGATTTGTTTTCGCTATTTCATAAATAGCTTTCTCGTTCTCTTTAAACCCTGGTTCATCATCTGTTCCTGGATGCTTTATTTCAGCAAGTGCAACATCAAAACGGGCAGACATTATCCCGACTTGTTGTCTACTTAGGTCTAATTCTTTTTTGATGTCCTTAAATGCTGCTGCTGTATCATCTTTGTAGTTCTTCTGTATGAACTCAACGAGTTCACGATTAGAAGCACGGTCTAAATCTAACCCGGTACCTTCGCCATCACCGTTAGGTTTGGCACTTGAAGTGTTACTCTTACCTTTACCCTCTTTATAATCAAGGTAATCATCGCCGATAAGTTCTTGTTCAGCACTATCGAGTCTCTTTGTAAGGTCGTCCTTCGTGTCCTTTAAGGTTTGATTATCTGCCTTCAATGCAGTTAGTGTTTCCTGCATTGTAGTCAGTTGCTGCTGAACGTCGCCCGCAGCGCCTTTGCCCTCGCCTTCTCCACCCTTCCCGTCACCATCTAAACTAAACCACAGTTTTGGAATAAGTGGAATAAATAAATTAAACATCTTTCACCTCCGTCTTCGTTTGTTTATGTTGCATAAAAAATGTGTGTTTCCACACCCTATATTGCTTCATCATACCTCTCCAAGCACGGTTCAAATCCTCGCCAGAGATAACACCTTTAAACGTTACATCAGCTGGTTTACCTACATACAACTTGATGTATATCTCACCTTTAAGTGCTGACATATCTAAAGGTGATTTAAATGCAGGTGGTGTTTCTACCTTTGCTACTGTTATTACTTCACTCATGTTTCCTCCTTCAACTAACTACTTCAAATTTACATTAAGCGTGCTGCTGTAACACCATGCTTTTTACACTCATCACGCAATTGTTTTTTAGATTTTATATAAATAGGTTTTTCAGAAATATCTTTATACCACATAGGTTTGAACTCATAATACCTATTTGCTATCCAACCATTACAGTGACAAAACTTTATCCACCAACCACACTTCGGGCATGTCTCACTCATTAGAAGAAACTCCCCATTTTTTGCACATTAGTATTAGCTCTCTGTTGTAGCTCCTCTGGATTCTTCATCATCTTTTCTTGCTGTTGAGCGAAGTCTTGCTGTGCCATAGGTTGGTCAGTAGTTTCTGGTGCATCAGGTAACACCTTCAATGCATCTATCCACTCATACTCTCTCAATAACTGTTTCATCAAGTAATCAATATTAGCACGTGGGTTCTTTGACAATGCACCAATCAACTCTAGTATCTCTTTCTTCTTCATACCTTTAGTTTTAGGTGCCATAGACTCTACATCAACCTTTAGGTTATACTCCCCACGATTCTCTGAACCCTTATACCTCACCCAATATCTAGCAGCATCAACTCCAACAACTGGTACCACCTTATCACTAGTCGACCTATCAAATATGACTTGGTTAATTTTACGCATTGTATTTACAAGTGCATCAGCAACTATGTCACGCCTCTCGTCCATACGGATGTCGTGGGCAGCTTGTACAATATCCATCTCTTTTGCTGTGCGTCTACCTGGTGGTGCCTCTCCCATCTGCTGTCTACCTTGCCCAAGAAGCTCTCTAACATCAGACCTAATCAAATCTGTCCACTGTGTTAGGTCAGCTGGAATATGTGGTTGTAATAATTCAACTACACTACCAGGCTTACCTTTAGTGAATATTACAGGCCCAACAGAGTCAGTCAACATCTTATCTACTTCCCCTTTATCCATACCACCATCTTCAATCAAAAACTTAACAAGTGCAAGACGCCTATGAAGCATTGTTTGAGTACGTGTTTCATTTATTTCAAGCTGTTGTGGTTCTATAATCTGTACGTCTGAAGGACCCCAATAATACTCTCCATCTTCATTGAAGGTGAAATCTATAAAAGGAAGTCCCTCAATCTGTAACACATCCTCTTGAGGTTCCCTAATCCATTTGTCGTAACCAGGTACAAACACCTTAATCTCTTTTCTTTTGAAGTCTCTAATCTCATGAATTTCTACAAGGTCAGCATCTTTCTCCATCTCTTGGTAGAATGCATTCCTATGACCTGCTTGATTGAGTACTTCCATATGAGTACCTTGTAACCCTTCAGTATTCACATACTTCCTATCAGCCTTGACATCCTCTAGTGAACGAAGAACTACATGGTCTACCCAAGGACAATCGTCAAGTGAACGAACACCGAATGGTACAATAAATACCTCTGGTGCAATTCTCTCTACCCAAGGCATACCAGGTTTAACATTAACATTATACAACACTCTCTCATGTTTCTTCTTATCCATTTGAGATATAGGTATACCCATCTGCTCTGCCCTCATATTATCCTCTTCTGTCACCTTACCGCTAAGTATACCATCATATCCAATTTTTGCAATACCTCTGTTGGTGTAGAAACAATCCTGTATCATAGTCTTAAATGTTTTCTTTATACCCAACTCTCCAATAAGGTAGTTATCCACAGCTTCAACTATCCGTGCTTGAATATCTAACCCTGGTCTCCCAGACGACGTTACATTCATATAGGGATTACGAAAGTAAACATTAGGTACCATAGCACGCATCATAGCATGTATTAGATTGTAAGGAAGAATACCATTAGTGTCGTGCATATATCCAGTAAAAATACCTCTGCCATAATCTCTAAACGTACCCCAATTCTTAGCAGCACTAAAGTTCTCCTTATACCTAACCCCTTGCCTAATCCTCTCTAACCACTTCTCAATATCTACTTTCATTTCATTTTCCTTTTTATAGCTTCCGCCACTGGTGAGATAGTCTTATCTATTTTATCAGACTTACCATACAACCTTTTTAACTTCCTCGCCTTTATTGCTTTTAACACCACATCACTAGCCATATAATCTCCTTATATCTCAGCTAAATAAACAAAAAGTGTACCGTGGTCAATTGTATCTAAATCTAAACCATCTACAATCTGACCTTGACCACCAAAATTTATACTTGCCTGAGCACCAGCTACTGAAATATCACCTAGCTTACAACTCCAAATCAACTTAGCATTACCATCATGTAATATACAATCATCTTCATCCGTCGTTCCAATAAAGTGGAGAGATTGTATGCGAAGTGTTGTACCTGCTGCAACCACTGACTCTGCTGTATCTAAAACATATCTACCTTTAATCCTTGCATTTGCCATTGTTTCCTCCTAAAGATTTAGTAAGTTCAATAATTGAATTTACCATTTAATTATGTATGCCTGCTGGTATCTGTTTGCTGAAGGGGTACGGGGATGTCCCTTTTTGTCTACAACTCTTACGAATCTCGTCTAGAGTAAACACACGTCTCCCCATAGGTGTTATACTACGCTTCTCCTCTACCTTATCATATTCTGTAGATGTTCTATCACTAATCTGCCACGATAATGCATCTATAAGGTCATCATGACGAGAGTGTGGGAATGTATTTAGTTCAGTCTCTAACTCTCTCATACCTGACTTTAGCCATATTACACCATTCTCAAATAGAGGACTCAACCTATTCTTTATACGAACCTCTTTGTTAATTTTACCTTTAACCTCATCTATGGAATAATATTTGTGTTGTATCTTCATAGCCTCCCGGAATGCTGCGGCTAAATGTGCATATCTATTTACCTCAATTCTAATCTTAGTGTATCCATCAGCGTCACACACCCTGAAAGTTTCATCTATCATCTGCTTATCAGATAGTCTCTTCCTCACGTAACGCCTAATATATATCCCTGTCTTACAATGCTTGGCTGCCACTATAGCTGAGAAGTCTTGACTACTCTTTCCAGTTGGTGGGTCAGCAGGGTCTACAGTTACTAATCCCTCACCTTCCTCTGGCAATTCATTCTCTACGTAATACTTATACCAATCTGGATTGAAAGCCATAAACTCTTTAGCAAGTGGTTTATTTTCGTAGAGCATAGTGTACATATAGATACCCATACCAGATTTGATATCGTCTAGTCGTTTCTGACTAAACCTCTTGTATGTTGGTTTACCACTCTCCTCGTTTATGGCAGGTCTAGTAAAGGTGTCAAACTTCTCATTCTCCATAACATAGTTGATGAGGTCATAACTAGCCCAACGAGTACCTATAACTATTCGTTCATCAGTTTCGTTGATTAGCAAAGGTATAGTTAACCGGTGAAACCCTACTGCCTTTTGTATGTCCTCTTTACTAGGCATAGCCTCTTCGCCAGTTAACTCGTCCTTTTTAGGAGCGACTGTGTCGTCCTCTATAATGATATTAAAATGCCTACGAATAATGTTTGTGCCAGTACCTGCAGCTTCCCACGTACCTTCTGGAAAGTCAACTGCTCTATTTATACACGCACAGGAATCTGACCACCTAACCTTATTAAATGATGGAATTAGTTGAGGGAAGAAGAACTGATACAATTCATTCTGCTCTATGACCGAACGTATTGACCTCACTGTTTTCTGCGCATTTGTGTCTGTGTTTGATGTTACTAGGATACGAATCTGCGGGTCTCTTGTTGCCTTCCACAACGCGTAGAGAGATGCTGCGAGTGTGGTCTTGAGAAAAGTACGAGGAAGAACTACCAGCTTATCTTTGTTTGAGTGTTGCATAAACTGACAAAGCTCAACGTGAAAGATTCCGTCAAAGAAGTCTGGGTCTGTAAACACTTGTGCGAAGTAACTAAAGTCATTTAGAAGATAATTGACCATAGCTAATCGCTTACTATTGCTCATCTGGTTCAATTCTTTTCTCCTTACTTATTCTAGTTATAACATCTATGAGTGACTTACTAGGCTCAACACTAATCTTAGCCTTTATCTTATCCTCTTTCGCGTATCCTGTCCTATCCAATATATCACGAGCTGCTGTTATTCTACTCTTTTCATCCTCTGAACTTAGTGAACCTTTAAGAGTGTTAGCTGCTTTTTCTGCTGATTCACTCAACAACACACTAACTGGGTCTGTTCGTTGATTACCTTCAGCTTCTGCATGTTGCGAATCTACTTCCGCCTGCATAACCGCCATCTCCTTTATGAAGAGGGGGCTGTTTGTTACAATAGATGCACGAGATATACTAAATCCTAAATCAGCACACGCGTCTTTCTCCTTAACTCCAGACACCAACTGCCTCATCAAAGCACGATGACGGGGTGTCAACTTGTCGGGCTGGGCATTTATAGTACTATCTGCTTTGTTTTCTTGGTCTAACATCTCCACTCCTTATTCATAAATTCACATATTAAAAGTTTAATAATTAAATTTATCTCTCTCGTTTCGCTTACGTATAAACTATATCACATAGAATACGATTTGTCAAGTTTTATTTTTTCTTTGTTATAAATTCAATTATTGAAATTATAACTATTTTTCTGCCTGATAAAAATTCGGAAGGTTGAGTAATACGAAAAACGAGTAGAGGGGGGGTTCTACCTTTCTTTTATTCCTTACCTAATACCTTATATGACTTTTTCTATATCTTAGCAATTTAAAGGGCGAAAACGCCGATTTCAAAGGGCGAGTATATCATATGTATGGTATCAAGGGTTTGTGAGGGTTTAGCGATTATACTTATATCTTTGGTGAGGTCTCAGCGGATATAAAAAATACGCCTAATCGTATTACTTGATTAGGCGTATTCTTTTGATACTCTTTGAAGTAGTTATTGACTGCGTTTAAACTTCGTCAATAGCTGATAAGTCAACTGCTTCACCACCGCTAGATACTGTTTTCAATCCGTTCTTCACTTTTAATGCGTCCCGAATTTGTCGCTGTGTGCGAAGTGTTAACCCCACATTAGCATCCGCGGTAATCTGGTCATTACCGTCGTAAAGGTCAATCTTTCTTTTACCCACATAACTTTCGTCGTTGTGCGTAATTTTAGCTACGATTACTTTCTCCATTATTTCTCACCCCCTTTCAATTTATGATTTGCTTTCCTTATATCCTTTAGCATAGTATAAGTATAACATATTTAATGAGTTTGTCAAGTATTATTTTAATTATTTTCTCATTATTTCTGTAATGAATTATGGTCATTACAAGGCTAAAATTATGGACGTAAGTCGTTGGTATATATAGTAGTTATGGAATTATGGAATTATGGTCAATACCCTCTCTTGGTTTTCAATGCCTTTTTATTTATTTTTATTTTTTTTTATATATATATTATATATATTTATATATATATTGAAATTATAAAGAAACTGAAAATTGAAATTATAAATAAATCCTTAACTGCCTGACCCCTGCCCATAACTCCATAATTCCATAATTCCCTTTAATTGCAATAGGTTAAGGTCATAATATCAATGCCTGAATTATGGTCAACCGCTTAAAAATATTTACACTTTTTTTTAAAAAATAGCTTGACAAATTAAAAATATATGATATACTTATATTAGATTAAAATTATAAATCCTCGGCGATAAATTCGCCAGATAAACATAAATTGAAATTATGCCCAATAAACCTATTGAAATTATAACCTTTGAAAATATGAATAAAATACCCTCAAATTACCGCTTTTATCAAAAAAGTGGTCTTTTTTTTAGTTTAATGATACTACCTAGCAGACGAGGGGGATTATAATGAAAAGCAGATTTATAAAAGAGTATAAAGCAGGTATGTATGAAACTATTTATGGTAATGCATGCGAATATGAAAGTGGTGATACTGCATTTGATATTGATATGAGAGAAAAAATACCAATTGAAATGGTAGATTTTAATAAATATATTGGTTCAATAATAAATTTTGATACTGAATATGAAAAATAAAGGGGTGAAATGATGGTTAAATGTTACTATTGCAATAGCAAGATTAAGACATTGATAGAGAAAAGAGAAGTAACAGAAAAAGCAGAGATAGATAAGACAGGTATAATAATACAGAAAATGCAACCATATAAAAAAGGATTTAGATACTATTGCCCAAAGTGTGATAACTTACTATTTAGTAGTATAAGTAATGCTATGTTATACTTGGAAGGTAAACTATAATGATTTGTATATGGAAACCGAGATATAAGTATGAATTAGTAGCTTGGTTTAAACATTGGGCTCCAAAGGTACCATATTGGAAATGGTCAAGAATGAGTAAAAAACAGTTGTATGGTAAATACTTAGAAGTGAGAATAAAAAGAGAGGAGGTGATACATTTTGCAGGAGATATATAAAGTAGTACTAAGTAACAGAGGTAGGTGTTCTTGTGGACATCAGGTTCATAAGAATAAATGCTATTACTTATTAGCAATGAAAGAACATGCTTATAGTCTTTGCCAGAGTTGTGGAGACAAGCAAGGATTAGCGTTACAATGGGGTGTGAAAACACCATTGACGAGTACACAAATGAGTGAGCATTGGTTCGGGACAGAACCAGTTCAGGAGGTAATATGCAAACGTCTAAAGAAGTATACCAGAGAGTCAAGGAGCAATTCAACACGGGAAAAGATGTTAGAAGTAGCTGTAGAAGTGTAGCAAGGAAGTTACATATAGATGTTAGTCGGGTGAGAGTTGTGGCTGCATCATATAATGAGAGGTTTTACAACGAATTAGGATATAACGTACCCTTAAAAATATGAGTGAATTAGTTTGGCAATCAGAATTAGAAGTGCTCTTCAGTTTAATGAGTGATAAGGAACTGTTAGAATTGAAGAGCAGAGTGAAAGGATTATATGATGCTAACGTATTCAGAGAAGAGAGATTTCCGATGTCGGGTGCTGGGCTCAGTTGGCTTTTGGCTACTATTGATTTTAGTTTTTGGGTTAGAAAAGGCAAAGGTGTTAAGATAGTGTTGGGAGAGACGGTTGTTTGTGAGTTGGAAGAGAGTCCATTCTATGAGAAGTACAAACAACCAGAGTATAAGAGTGACCCGATTAGTGGTGAGATGGAAGAAGTAACAGAAGGTAAACATAAGAGTGAAGATGTAATAGAGAGTAATAAAACTAATGAGGAGTGGGTATGAGAGATGTAAAAGATATGACAGATGCAGAGTTGAGAGCTGAAGTTGAGAGGATTAGAGCAGAGAGAAGCGGGAAGGGTAGGATTAGAAGGACTGCTTCAAGAACTAAAAGAATAGCTGGTCAAGAGTCTGATAAACAGAAGGCTAAGACTGCTAAAATGATTGAGGAGGCTGAGTTTGTATGAGAAATGATATAAGAGATATTATTACAGCACATATGGAAGTTGATGGACCAACAGTAGAAGATATTATTGCAAAGGTTTTAGAATTGGTAGTAAATAAAGGACATGAAGTTGGTGGTATGGGTGAGTATGGTAAAGGCTGGAACGATTGTAGATTTCAGCAGAGTAAGATGGTGGAGCAACTAGTGAAGGAGTTATATGAAAAAGAAGAAAGTAATAAAAAGTAAGAAAGTCGTAAGTTCAAAAATTGAAATTACTAAACCTAAACCACAGCAGAGTGGTCGCTCAGCATCTTTGATGAAGTATCGCAATGATATAAATGAGCATGGTGAGAGTATTACTAAGTTTGCGTGTGCTGGTTCTAATAACCTGCTCTCAACCAAGATGGCATTGATGGTGGCAGTTGGTATGGTTGAGGCTAAGCTGAGGGCTAACAGATGATGGATGTGATGAAACGAGCTAAAGAATTAGTGCAAGAAAAAGGATTTAGGGTGTATGAAGGTGGAAAGTATTGTGAGTATTGGAGGTCATCTCACGAAAATTGTAAAAAGTGTGCAAGTGAAAAAGGGTGTAAGAAGATGGTAAAAATAATGGCTCTATTTTTACAAAATATATTGCAAGGGCCTACAACAGATATTCAAGATTTTGCAGAGAAGTTTGGTAAGTTTAGTGATAAGATAAATGAAATATTGGGAAATGATTAGACTATGACAAACGGAGAGTATGTAGGATTTTGGGTTAAGTTCTTACTATTTATATTTGGTATACACCTAACTATTAGAGGTATAAGTTGGGGTGGTATGTTATTAGGTTTGTGGTATGGTATAGAATTTTACTATAGTGAAGTAGGAAGAGAAAAGAAGTATATAAAAAGGAGTGAGAAATGACCCATATGGATTGGTTTGGTATAGCAATTATATCTATATTAGTATTCTTTATAATGGTTGTAGTATGTATGGCAGAGGTAAGAGTTGATATGTCTGCTATTGCAATGATAGAGAGTAGTGGTAATCCAGGAGCTTATAACCCTCGTGGTGGTGAGATTGGATTGTATCAGATTAGTCCAGATGTACTAGATGAATATAATAGTGAGAAATGTGTTAAGATTACATCAAAACAATTGTATCAAATAGAATATAATGAGAAGGTTGCTGATTGGTACTTACATATTAGGATACCAATGATGATAGCATACTATCATAAGAAGATAACAGTGAGGAATGTATTGATAGCTTACAATGCAGGGATATTGTATGTAGCAGAGGGTAGGAGACTGCCGATAGTTACGAGAAGATATTTGATAAAGTATAAGAAACTAACTAAGGGGGTGAAGTAGTGAAAAAAGTAATGACAGTAAACGAATTAAATAGTATAATAGCAAAACACTTTGGTTATAGTTGTTGTAATACTTATAAAATTACAGTTGCAACTACAAATAACCAACACAACCCAACTGAATATCGTCTTAGCCCTGGTAGTGTATTAAATATTACATTTAATGTGAAGAAGAATATTGAAGTTGATACAATGATAGGGGAGTTGTTTAAGAGAACAGCAGAAGAAAATGGTTTAACAAGTGGAGATTTATCACCTGCTGATGAACAAGACTTAGCAAAAATAAAATTTAGTTTAGTAAAGTTAATGAGTAGATATGTAGACAACAATTCGGAGGACAGTGATAATGGCTGATTTTTCTGATGATATTGCAAGAGGTATTTGTTGTCAAGAGTGTGGTAAAGAACTTGATTATCCAGCTGGGTTTCCTATTAGTTGTGGTGAGTGTAGTAAGTATCCACAACACGAAGAGGATTTAGATAGAGAGGATATTGATAATGATGATAGTTAGTATACTATGGACATTAGTGGTACTGTTGATGATTAAATTGGTAGAGTGTAGTGAACAAAGACGTATAGAAGAAGCACAGAAATAGTGGACGGAAGTGTCGTAAATAAAATCGTGGGTCTACGGGAGTTGAATGTCCCTGGTAGGTTGCCAAGAAGTCACCCCTTCTTTTGTGACCACCACAACTCCCGCCCCACTAAATAGAGAGGAGTAACAAATGGGTAGGAAATATACATATTATTGTGATGAGTGTGGTATTAAGTTTGGTGAGCAGAAGCATTTATGTATACACGGATTACGTGTAGAGATGTCAGAGAAAGTAGATAGTTGTTGGACTAGTACTACTTTAGTAATGCGTGACTATAGTGCTATGACACATTTCTGCGATGCTAGTTGTTTTTTAAAGTACACAAAGAAATTATTGAAGATTAGAATAACATTAAAGGAGACTAAAGATGCTAAAAGGTATGCCAGAACAAATGTCGCCGGGAGAATCTGCCGGTCTGCGAGAAAACCTTTCCCCTGCACAAAATAAACGAGGAGATGTCAACAAATTTATAACAATGGATTGTCCTAAATGTGGGACAAGTATGATAGCGAGGAATAAGTATGGTAAACCTATCAAGAGTGTATATGAAATATATGATGTGTTCTTCCTTTGCCCCAATAAAAGGAAGGGTGAGAAGGGGTATGGATATGAACCTAAGGATACGGAAGGTAACCTTAAACCATACACCTGTCACTTCAAACTTAAGGAATACAAACTCAAACTTGAGCCGGTGTTCTGCGAAGAGGAAGGGGAATAGTGAACAACAACTTTAATATTGATAAGGGTATGTTTAATAGTAGTGCCATCTCTGATTATATGGGGTGTCCACGTCTATTTGAGTACGCCTACATAAATAGGTGGAGACCTAAAGAGGAGAAGAGAGCACTTACATTTGGTAGTGCTATGCACGAGGCGTTGAAAGTGTGGTATGAAAGTGGTGATAAAGAGAAGGCGATGCTTGCCTTTAATGAGATACCAGAGATTATTACTACTGACCATAGAACTAGAGAGTGGGGTGTGTCTATCTTCAAGCAATATGTGGAGAGGTATGCAACTGAAGATGGTAAGACACTGCATCTTGAGGTTAAGTTTAGAGTGGAAATTGGTGATAGGATATATGCAGGTACTATGGATAGAATAGAAGAGAAGAATAAGCAGGTGTATGTAGATGACCATAAGACTACTAAATATCTTGGGTTAAGTTTCTTTGAAGGGTATCGTCCTCACCCTCAAATTGATGGGTACTGCTATGCTTGTAGAGAATTGATGGGGAGTTGTGCAGGTGCCTACCTTAATGGGATTAGTGTGGCTAAGAACCCTAAGGAAAGGTTTATGAGGTTCCCCTCAAATAGGACTAATGAAGAGATGAATGATTGGAAGGAGGTGTTTGTAGACACAACTAACGATATGGTTAGGGATTATGAGAGGAAACACTTTAGGAAAGCTACAGCATATTGTAATAGGTGGGGGAAGTGTAAGTACTGGCAGTTATGTGTGTATGGTATTGACCCCAGGTTTGTGGAACAAAATTTTAATGTAGAACCAGAAGCGGTAGAAGAG